GCGCGCCAAAATGATATGCGTGCGGTGGCGGTCACCGGTTTGGCATCCCACCCCGTCGTTCGTGCTTGCATGTTTGCTGCGTACTCGAATTGTTCGCTGAAGACTTGCTCCTTGCCTTTCTTGTTCAGGATCTTACCCTTAGCTCCGGCTCTCAACATCATCAACGCGAACTCTTGCAAAACTGGCACTCCTGCGCACATTGCTAATTCGCACTTACCGATGGCATTCGCCAATGCGTGCCATCGCCCTGTGTAGTTTCGTACAGCAACCACATCCTTTGACATGAGGCGATCTGGGTATCTCACCATTCGCCACCCTTCCGGGCACTCAACTGGTCTCGACTGACAGAAGTCGATTTGATCGAACTCTGTAGCGATCTCCATCTTCATGTTCATGCCATAGTTGTTCATGATGTGTTTGACGTCCAAAAGGTGCAGGTCAGTCCGCTCCACGAGGATAACTGAGTCGTCACCATCGAGGAGTATTTCGCCCTGGACACCGCAACGGCGCATCCATGCTCGCAGCATCATTAGGTTTAACACGCAATTGCCAAGTGCTGTGTTGGCGTCTCCCGACATGCGTGTCCCCTCCACTTTGTATTTAATGCCCCCCCTAGTGAGTCCCTTGTTACACTTCTGCATAGATAGTAGCCATCCCAGCCTCTTTGCTCCAGGCAAGCAGCGTGTGTAGAACTCGTGCTCTAGCTCGAGTAGCTGCGTGTGTACGTGTGCATCCCATGCTGTTGCATCCAACAGCACGGCCACCGGGTCGCTCATCTGGTCCCACTTCCGCTTCAGTATGCGTGCGCGCTGTGTCTGGTTCAGGCACTTCGCTACGTTCCTCGTGTCACTCTTCCCAAATTGCATTCGTGTGTAAAATTCATGCTCGATGCTCTTTAGTCCTGATGCCATCAATGCAAGGTTGTATTCCGGGCTGCGGTATTGAACTGCACGCCCGGCCTTCCCAGCCCGCATCTTCTTGATGTCAATCTTTTCTGCCTTAAGCATCATTTTGACTAGAGCATCTTTGGTGGACACATCCCTCTCACGCAACCTCTTCATTGCGCACCAATAGCGCGCTCTCTTAGCGGGTGGCATACGCTTGATAACCTCCTCGTATGACCAGGTCTTTATCTTGTCTAGCCGCATACGCTCCAACATTCGAAACATCTCTGCCCTCATCTCATCGATGCCTGTGAATGTAACAGACACGTCAGGATCATCCGTCAGATGTCGGTTGTGGAGAGCGACTACTTCATTGCACACGCAGTTGTCATGGTCGTTGACCAAAAATGCTGCCTCATATTCTACCATCTTTGCAGGCAAGTCGACTATTGCATGGGTACCCCTAGCATTACGGTGACAAATGCCATCCCGTGGTAGGGTGATCCGGGCTACACGCCGCTGACATACAGCTTGATTAATCCCCACATCGTAAAGATACCTT